GGAAACCACTCCAGCAGTCGAAGCAACACCTACAGTTGAGGCTGCCGCAGTTGAAGCTGCTCGCCCTGCTGTAACAGCAATGGCTTACACAAAGCCACGCATTGAAGTAACAGCTGCAAAGTACGCAGAGCAGTCAATTCGCGCAGCACTTGGCGATGACTCAGCTCGTCAGTACATCGCAGCAGCAGACAACACAACTGACAACGCTGGTCTAGTACCAACACGTCAACTTTCAGAGATCATCAACCCTCTCGGAACAACAATCCGCCCATCAATCGATGCAATCTCTCGTGGAGTGCTTCCTGATGCAGGTATGACTTTCGAGATCCCAAAGATCACCGCAATGCCTACAGTTGCAGTTGCAGCTGAAGACGCAGCATTTTCTAACACAGATCAGAACTCTGCATTCCTAAGCGTAAGCGTTGCTAAGTACGCAGGACAACAGGTCTTCTCAGTAGAATTGCTTGATCGTACATCACCAGCATTCTTCGATGAACTTGTCCGCAACATGGCAGCTGCTTATGCTAAGTCAACTAACGCAGCAGTTAACGCTGCACTTATTTCAGGTGCAACACTTGACGCAACTACAGTTGCGACATATCCAACAGCAGCCGAGCTTCTCGGTATTGTTGCTCGCGGATCAGCTTCTGTCTATGGAGCAACAGCAGGACTTCCAAATCCATTTGCTCGTAACATGGTCGTCTCAACTGGACAATGGTCTAACATCATGACATTGAACGATTCAGGACGCCCTATCTACAACGCATCACAGCCACAGAACGCAGGCGGCGTTGTAACACCTACATCACTTACAGGTAACGTCGCGGGGTTGAATCTTTTTGTTGACCCTGAGAATGCTGGCGATGGCGATGGCACAATCCTCATCATCAATCCAGATGCGTACACATGGTACGAGTCCCCTACGTACCGCCTCCGCGCCGAATCAACAGCCGCGGGTCAGGTCACAATCGGCTACTACGGCTATGGCGCAATCGCGACCAAGGTCGGAGCAGGCGCATTCAAGAATAACAAGGCGTAAGCCAACTAAGTCGCTCGGAGGGTAGTGCCCTTCTACCCTCCGAGTCTTTAGAAAGGATCAGAGCATGGCATTGACAACAGTTGCAGAGCTTCGCACCGCCTTAGGCGTTGGCACTCTCTATACTGATGCAGTCTTGCAGTCTGTCTGCGACGCAGCGGACAACGTACTCTTGCCTTTTCTATGGAAGAACCAGCAATACATAATTGCTCACGGCAACACGGGCACAACAGGCACACTGTACTTCGATCAGAACATTCGTGAAGTATTTTACGTCGGACAATCAGTTGTAATCTCAGGTGCAGGTACTAAGTACAACGGCACCAAGACAATCACAGGCGTTGATGCTCGATCATTTAATATAACTACGACTCACACTAGCGACAACCCACGTCACACAGTCGAGCCTTTCGGAATTGCTGCCGCTGAGACTTATACGGATTACACGACGATCCCAGCGATTCAAGAAGCATCGCTTATGATCTCGATCGACATTTGGCAAAGCCGTCAAGCACCATCAAGCGGAGGCGTAACCATCGACGGATATCAGCCTTCACCTTACAGAATGGGCAACACACTCCTAGCACGCGTTCGTGGATTGCTTGCGCCTTATCTTGATCCGAGATCGATGGTGGGCTAATGGCCGCCATATCAACACTCCGAGCAGGTATCGCGACAGCCTTAATTGACAACACTAAATGGTCAGTTTTTAGCTTTCCTCCCAGCACCCCACTCGCAAACAGCTGCGTGATCAGTCCGGCAGATCCTTATATTTCGCCGTCTAACGGATGGCACGCTTCTATCTCACCAATGGCTAACTTCACAATCTCAGTCATGGTGCCGTTGCTCGATAACGAGGGCAACCTAAACGGAATTGAGGACAATGTAGTACGAGTGTTTAATCTACTCGCTGCATCCTCATACACCTACAACGTCACAGAGGTATCGGCTCCGGCTGTCCTCAGCGCCGTCTCAGGTGATCTACTTACATGCAATATCAATATCTCAGTCCTAACGAGTTGGAGTTAAACCATGACCGAATTGGCACAATGGGAAAAAGAACAAGAGTCATTCCTGATCAAAATCGGTCAGGTAAAACCAGCGGCTGCAAAGCCACTTAACAAGAAAGACGAGGAATAAACCGTGTCAGTATATCTAAGCAACGGAGTAGTTCTAACTGTCAACGCGGTTGATCTCTCTAGCCTAGTAACAAGCGTTACACTAAACCGCACCTTCGATGAGCTTGAAGTTACAGCAATGGGCGACAGCGGACATAAGTTCGTTAAAGGCCTTGAGGCATCTTCAATCACCATCGACTTTCTCAATGATGAAGCAACATCCAAAACACTTCAGACATTGAACGCAGTCCTAGGAACTAACACAACAGTTACACTTAAGCAGACTTCTGCTGCAACATCAGCGACTAACCCTCTTTACACAATGACTTGCCTAGTCAACAACATCACACCAATCAATGGTGCAGTTGGCGACCTTTCAACACAGTCAGTAACTTGGAACGTCTCTGGTACAGTAGTCGTAACAACCGCATAATCTAACTAAACAAAGGGGCACAGCATGGCGAAGTTAATAGTCACAATGGCAGACAACAGCGTTACCGAGATCGAGATTACACCTCGCCTCGAATACTCGTTCGAGCTATATGCTAAAAAGGGATTTCACAAAGCGTTCCGCGATGATGAAAAGCAATCAGATGTCTATTGGTTGGCATGGGAAGGCCTTCGACTAAGTGGAGTCACAGTCAAGCCATTCGGCTCAGACTTTCTCGAAACTCTCAAGAGTGTAGAGGTTGCAGAGTCTGACCCTTTGGCCTAGGCAGGGATAGCATCCACTATCTCATCGCTCGCTTGAGCATTGAGACGGCTATCCCTCCACAATCTTTAATAGATTTAGATTCATCAATGCTACAGATGTTACTGAGAGCGTTAAAGGACAGAGCAAAGGAGCAGAGCGATGCCTACAGAGCTAAAAGGCGCTAAGGCGCTTCGTAAAGCTCTAAGGCAATTCTCGCCTGATCTAGATAAAGAAACACGCGATCAGATGGTTGGATTCTTAAAGCCATTGGTAAGCAAGGCTAAGGGGTTTCTGCCTTCTAATGATGACATGCCTTCCGGCTTCGTCAAGCACGACGTAAAGACGGCTACCTTTCCAATGTATGACGCAAGCGATGCAAAGCGTGGCGTGGGCTATAAATTGACACCTACTAAAGCCAACCGCAAGGGCTGGTCATCGATCGTGTCTGTACACAATAAAAGAGGCGCGGCAGTTATCTACGAATGGTCAGGGCGTATCAAAGGCAATACTGGCAATTTTATTCCGCGCCTGCCCGGCACAATGGTTGGAAGTGGCAAAATGTCAGGCCGAGCTTTATTTAAGGCTTACGATCAAGATCAAGGCAAGGCTAAGGCCGGAGTCATCAAGGCGCTAGAAAAAGCAGCCGCTAAGTTTAACGCGAAAGGTATCTAATGGCCGAAGCACGGATTGGGATTATCGCTGAATTCTTAGGCAAGAAGGCCTTCAAGGATGCTGACACAGCGACCAGCAAACTAGACAAAAGTGTAAAGAAACTAGCTGGAGCACTTGCCGCCGCTTTTAGCGTTCAGAAAATTACACAATTTAGTAAAACTGCCGTCAAGGCATTTATGGAAGACGAAAAAGCAGCCAATCGATTAGCTAAGTCGGTGGAGAATCTTGGTTTAGCTTTTGCGACTCCGCACATTGAAAACTTTATTAGTCAGATGGCAAGCGCCTCAGGCGTTACAGATGATCAACTTCGACCAGCAATGCAAAGACTATTGCAGACAACTGGGTCACTTACCAAATCTACAGCTTTAATGACTCAAGCCCTAGACATCTCTCGTGGATCAGGCGTCGATTATGAGACTGTAGTCAATGACCTTACCATGGCATACGTTGGTCAAACTCGTGGCCTTCGCAAATACTCTTTAGGCTTGTCTCAGGCTGAACTTAAAGCAATGAGTTTTACAGATGTACAAAAGAAACTTACGACTCAATTTTCTGGAGCCAACGCCGCATATCTTGAAACCTATGCAGGAAAGATGGGCATTCTTGCCAATGCCGCAAGCGAATCAACTGAGATCATTGGCAAAGGTTTAGTCGATTCTTTAACTATGCTAGCTGGAGAAGGTAACACAGTTCAGCCATTAGCAGATTCTATGCAAGATTTAGCGCAAGGCACTTCCGATGTCATTGTGGGCTTGGCGGATATAGCCTCAGGTCTAAAAAATTTAGGTGGGCTCGGAAACCTTAAAGGACCTAGAGGTGGCAAGTTAAGCGAAGCCTTGACTCCAAATTTGGATATGATTCCTTTGCTTGGGCCGATCCTTAATACACTCAGACGAAGAGGTCAAGCCATAAATAAGGCCGGAATGGGTGGCTATCCTAGCTCTGCTCTTGGCCCCGGCTACATTGATCCTAGTGCTGCTAAACAAAAAAAGGCTGACGCGGATGAAGTAAAGCGATCCAAGACTTTAGCAACATTGCAGAAAAAGTCACTCGATGCACAGAAAAAGCAGAATGCTTTGACTAAGGCGTCAAAGGTTCTAGACCTAGATCGCATTAGCGTCACAGCTGCACTTCGTGGACAGATCAGCGAGACCGATCGATTGTCTCTTAACCTTCAATTAGCCTTACTTGACAAGAATGAGTCAGCTGCGCTCAAGTTATCTGGAGAATTAGAAGCGGCAGTCAAGCGCCACAAAGAACTTAGTGCCGCGCTATTGGCAACTCCCGAAGCGCCTAACCCTTATCGTAATTGGAAGCCACCCGGATTCGTCGGTCCGGTAATGCCGGAAGGCGTCACACCGCCTATAAAGAATCCCATGGGAATTCCTTATGGAGAACTTGTCCCTGATTTTAACGTGCCTGATTACATGAAGCAGGGCGGTAGTATTACAGGAAGATCAGCACCCGACTATTTAGGCCTTGGGGCCATAGGCGCTGGTGCAACCGCCGACGCTATTGTCAATGTACAGGTAGTCCTTGACGGTGATGTAGTAGGTGGAGCGATCACTAACACTCAAGTCAATCAATCCCTATCAGGTACTTTCAGCGATGTGAGCCGATATAACGGACGCGGAGCTCCGTCAATCAAATGAGTCTGCCAGCCACGATCTCGGTCTCGTTCGACTTTAGCCAATCAGCGACCTTCGGGTACCCCTTCACGGTGGGCGATCCTATCAACGGCGTCATCGGCGTATCTCAGTTTGCTGCAACGGAAGTCCCTGATCCTGTAGTTGATCTAAGTAGCGTCACTCGATCAATCAAGATCCAGCGCGGAAGAAACATCATGCGCGACACCTATGAGACGGGCACATGTACTGTCCGAGTAATTGATGAAACAGGCGCCTTCAACCCTCAGAACACATCTTCACCCTATTTTGGCTACCTGACTCCACTACGCAAAGTCCGAGTCGCAGCTACTACTCCAACCAGCCAGCACTTCTTATTTTCAGGTTATGTCGATTCCTACAAATACTCTTTTCCAACAGGACAAGAATTGGGCTATGTAGACATCGTCTGCTCGGATGCCTTTAGACTCTTTCAGATGGCTAACATAGCAAGTGTGACGGGCGCCACAGCTGGTCAAACTACTGGCACACGCATCACAAAGATTCTCGATCAAGTCTCATTCCCTACATCGATGAGAATTACAGACACAGGATCGACGACAGTTCAAGCCGATCCCGGCACATCTAGAACAGCTTTGCAAGCCTTGAAGACGGCAGAGTTCGCAGAGCAAGGGGCGGCATTCATAAGAACAGATGGCACCTTTGAGTTCAAGGATCGTAACGATGTCGTCGGCTCTTTAGCGGCTACATCGATTGAGTTTAATCAAACTACTGGTATACCATATTCCGACCTTCGTTATGCCTTCGATGACAAACTGATCATCAACCAAGCAAGCATGACACGCATAGGTGGAACGGCTCAAGTCGTTGCTAATGTCGAGTCATCGGCTAAGTATTTTCCCCATGGCACTACTCTGACAGAGTTGATCCCTGAAACAGATGCTCAAGTTTTAGACATTGCTCGAATCTATGTCGCCACGCGAGCCCAAACCGATATTAGAATCGATTCCATGACGGTTGATCTTCTTGACACAGACGTGCCTACAGACACGATGATCGGCCTAGATTACTTTGACAATGTAAAGATCACCAATGTGCAGGAGAATGGTTCTACAATCGTGAAGACCTTGCAAGTGCAGGGCTTAGCGTGGGACATCACACCTAACTCTATGAGATGCACGGTCACCACGCTAGAGCCGATTGTGGAAGGCTTCATCATCGGGAGCAGTACTTACGGTATAATCGGACAATCCATTATGGGATACTAGGAGAAAACAATGGCAACAGGCTTTCCAGCGACAACAGGCGACATCTTTACGGCTGCCGACTATAACGGCCTAGTAACTTTCGAGGTCAAGGCAGATCAGACAGGTGACTACACCCTAGTCCTTAATGACTCTTATCAGTTACTTATCCCAATGAATAAGGCAACAGCTATTGCCCTCAAGATTCCTACTAATGCGACAGCGGCTATTCCTGTTGGATCTGTGATAACCATCCTCAATAAGGGCGCGGGTCTCTGCACCATCTCAGCGGTTACACCTGGCACTACTACAGTCCTTTCAGCTGGCGCAGTAGCGGCTTCTCCTACCCTTGCACAATATAAAACAGCAGCGTTAATCAAAACAGGCACCGATGCGTGGTATGCGGTGGGAGCAATCGGATAATGATTGCAAATCAAGTTGCAGGATTGCTCGCACCGACTACACCTTTAGTTTTAACGAGTATAGATTATTTGGTAATTGCCGGAGGCGGCGGAGGCGGAGATTCGGCATCCGGCGGAGGCGGTGCAGGAGGCTATAAAACTGCTACTGGATTTACCATTCCTTCTTCATTTACTATAACAATTGGAGCTGGCGGCGCTGGAGCATCATCTTCTACAGGTGTAAAAGGATCAAATGGATCAAATTCTGTTTTATCTTCTATTACATCTACCGGAGGCGGCGGAGGCGGCGCAGATGGAGTGCCGGGACAAGATGGCGGTTCTGGCGGTGGTGCAGGATATAACGCTGCTCCAATAGGTTATGCATCACCTGCCGGACAAGGCAATGACGGTGGCACAGGAAACTTTATTGGTACAAATGCTTTATTCGCTGGAGGCGGCGGTGGTGGCGCTGGAGCGGTTGGAGTCAATGGCGCAAATGGTTCAACTGGTGGCGCTGGATTGGCATCAAGCATTACAGGAGTTTCTGTCACTCGTGCTGGAGGCGGCGGAGGCGCCGTGGGAAGTTCATTATCTGTTGGTCTCGGCGGTTCTGGCGGTGGTGGTAACGGTGCAAAACGTTCGACATCCATAGCAACGGCTGGAACAGTGAACACTGGCGGCGGAGGCGGCGGAGGAGATTCATTTTCTAGCCAAGGCCCAGGTCGTGCCGGAGGATCTGGAATTGTTATTGTTAAATATGCAGATATCTATAATGATTTTGCTTCTATTGGTGGGACTTTAGTTTATACAAAAACTACATCTGGCGGATTTAAGATTTATTCATTTACTGCAGGAACAGGAACGGTGACAGTCTAATGGCTCATTATGCTTTTCTTGATGAAAATAACATTGTCACTGAAGTTATAGTTGGCCGTGATGAAGATGAAGCGGTTGATGGAATTATTGATTGGGAACAAGCCTATGGAGAAATTCGTGGTCAAGCATGTAAGCGCACTAGCTATAACGCGGCCACAAATGGATTTCGCTACAACTATGCAGGTATTGGTTACACATACGATCCAATAGATGATGCATTCATAGCGCCAATTCCATGCGACCACGCAGAATTACTACTGAACAATCTAAAGCGATGGGAGTGTGCAACCTGTGACGCAAGCGCGGCCAAAATGGTGGCTGAGTAAATCAGCCGTTCAGTTAAGACAACAAATTGACGACAGTTATTCTGACCGAGACCGTGCCAGCGACGGCAGCGTGGGCGACTTGCGTCATTCAGCGCGTTCTTCTCATCACAATCCTTGCCCAAAGACTGGGGTTGTCAGAGCGATTGATATTGACGCAGATCTCATGGGAAAGAAAAAGCCCATCCTCATGCCTGACCTTGCAGATCAGATTCGACTCTATGCAAAGTCTGATCGAGCGAAGCGTATTGAGTACATCATATTCTCAGGCAAGATTGCATCGTCTAAAAAGAACTGGGCTTGGCGAGAATATACTGGCATCAATCGCCACGATAAGCATATGCACGTCAGCTTTACTCCAAAGGGTGATCAAGATAGTTCGTTTTTTAACATCCCAATGATAGGTGGTCAATGATGGAAGCAATTATCTACGCGACAATAGGGCTCATCGCAATACCTGTACTACGCACAGCGATCAAGTCTTATCGTGCCAAGAAGGCAATCGCTGACATTGTGGTCGATTCTATTGAGGCGGCTGTCGATACAGTCGAAAAGAAGAAATGACACAGACAGATTTCTTCACCCTTTACTTTGCAAGCCTAGCCGTGATCGGTGGCCTTGCCGGGTTCGTCATTACTCACTTACTCAGGGAAATTTCTGCCCTGCACCTGCGTGTCAATGAGATCTATAACATCCTCTTAGAGCGATAATTTTTGCTATGGCAAGAAAAAGAGTTATTGATCTTGATACATACAACGCGCTAGATGCTTATTGCATCTCTCTTAATGAGTACTTCAAGTCATTGAGAAAAGCAGGGTTTAGTGAAGATATGGCCTTTTGGCTATTACTAGATCGAGACTCTTATCCTGACTGGATCTTGCCATCGATCCCTGACCGAGTGGATCGCCTACCCTATGAGGACGACGACGAGGATTAAATGAAGCGAATAGTCATAGTAAGTGACCTGCAGGTTCCCTTTCATGATCGAGTAGCTGTAAAGAATCTAGTAAGTTTTATTGACAAGTTTAAGCCGCATGAAGTAGTAACGATTGGCGATGAGATTGATTTCAACACGATTAGCAAGTGGTCAGAGGGAACACCCGAGGCCTATGAACAAACGCTTGGAGCAGATCGCGACGAGGCTGTTCAAGTACTTTACGATTTACAGGTAACACAGATGATTCGGTCTAATCACACAGACCGCCTCTATAACCAAATCATGAGGAAGATCCCATCTTTCCTATCCTTGCCAGAGCTACGCTTTGAGAAATTCATGCAGCTTGATGAGCTGGGCATCACATTCCATCGTAAGCCATATAACATTGCTCCGGGCTGGATAGCAGTCCACGGAGATCACACCCCTATCAAATCTCAGGGGGGTCTCTCAGCCCTTGAGGCAGCCCGTAGGCACGGGAAAAGCGTTATCTCGGGTCATACCCATAGGGCAGGTAGATCGAGCTTCTCAGAGGCCTCAGGAGGCCGTATAGGGCGTATCCTGCATGGCGTAGAAGTGGGCAACCTTATGGACTTCTCTAAAGCAAGCTACACAAAGGGATCGGCTAACTGGCAACAGGCTTTCGCCATCATGTATGTCGATGGCAAGAATGTTCAGGTCGATCTGATCTACATCGAAAAGGATGGCACCTTCGTGGTCTCAGGTAAGCGCTATGGACGACCTAGATAACGACCTAGCTCGGTCGATCGATGACCACATAGACGATGCAGAATCGTTACCATTTCGTTATCTAAATATCCTTGACCTAACCTAGCAATCTGTCATCCTTGCCCTAACACCAACAGAAAGGGCAATCATGTTTGATTCAGCATTACAGGATCTAGTGGCAATAATCGCCATCTCTGCACTATGGTTTCACCTAGGCCGTATGGTCGGCATTCGCGTGGGTTATCTCAAAGGTCGCAAAGCTGTGAGAGATTACTACGCATCTAAGGAAAGGGTCAAAGTGTGAAAGCAAGTGATTTCCTCAACGAAGCAAAGGCAACAATTCAAGATCGTGGAATGGACTACGGACACCCGTCGGACAATATGTCCCGAACAGCATGTCTTTGGTCAGCATTCCTCCAAATGCCTATTACTGACTATCAAGTGGCATCATGCATGGCATTGGTCAAGCTCGCACGAAGCATGGAGTCTGCAAAAGTCGATACATACATCGACGCTGCAGCCTATCTTGCAATAGCCGGGCAACTACACACAGAGGAGAACGAGCTATATGTTTAACTTAGAAGATTATGAGACAGTGAGCGATCGCGTGGCTAGATTCCAAAAGTTGCATCTAAGTGGTCGGATCGTCACTGAGGTGGTTAGCCTTGATAACAGCAAGGGTGAGGTATTGGCTCGCGCTGAGGTCTATCGTGAGCATGAAGATACGCAACCAGCAGCGGTGGACTATGCTTTCGGTATTGCTGCGACTTATCCTCAATCAATGCGTAAGTTTTATGTTGAAGATACAGTCACGAGCGCAGTAGGTAGGGCTTTGAGCCTTGTCCTAGATACAGACAAGAAGCCTACGCGTGAAGATATGCAAAAGGTTAAGCACCATGAGGAAACAAAGAACATCGTAGCTGAGACAAAGGCCAAGATGGCTCAGACCTCAGGAGAGTACATCCCAGTAGCAAAGGAGGACGATCCATGGACTATCAAGCCAGCGACTATGCCGACCACAATGGGGGAAGCTGTTGCGACGGTGAAAGAGATCATTGGAGGCCAAACAGAGAAGGATATCCCGAGATGTCTTCATGGCGACATGATTTGGAAAACTGGTCAATCGGGCGCAGGTAAAGCATGGGGTCATTTTAAGTGTCGCAATGCTGTCACAGGTGAGCTGACTCGATGCCCTAAGGGTGAAGATGTCATTTGGTATGAGATCAACAAAGAAGGCGCATGGCAACGACAGAAGGCGAGAGTCTAATGGCACGCTTACAATTTCAGAATCAAGATGGTGAGTGGGAGTCATTTCCAACAGAAGATGAAATTCACCGATCTAAAGAAGTAATCGCTATCTTAGAGGAGTTCACATTTACCACTAGATGCTGTCTATGTAATGATTCAATTCCTTACAAAGACATTAAAGTGAACCTAGTGAATAAGTCATGGTCTTGCGAGAAATGTCACGCGGTCAATGGCCTCACAAAGCCGTAAATACAGAGGATTCTCAACCGAGCGAGTGGTCGCACGTTACCTTTCGGAGTGGTGGCCACACGCGGATATCGGTCGAGGGGCTGGAAAAGATATAACACATGTCCCGTTCGACATGGAAGTTAAGGCTAGATCGGCGTTCCAGCCTAAGGCATGGATCGATCAAGTCACCAAAAGAGCTAGCAAGTCCCAAGACTTGCCCATCGTGGTGTGTCGCTTAAATGGTCAAGGAGAAAGTAGTCCACAAGACTATTTGGCCTTTATGCGGCTTGGTGATTTGGTCGATCTATTGCTGAGTTCAGGTTACGGGGATTACAAGGGTGATCGCGATACACTTGAGCCTATGAGATGCAAGATGTGTGGCGCATGGGCCTTCACAGAGACTTGCCGGACATGTCAGGTGGATCCCGATGCCAACCTATGAGTTTGAGTGTGACAACGAGAAGTGTGAAAGTAATGCACGCATCGAGGAATGGCTCAGCATTACTGAGCCTCATGACCTTGAATGTCCATTCTGCCATTCGCCTATGCATAAGGTTTATTCAAGCGTAGGCGTCAGTTTCAAGGGTTCAGGATTCTATTCAACTGACAATAGATAAATGTGATGCAATTCACATTCCACATAGTGAGATTATAGGAGATGCTACACATGAAGGTATTTGACAGCCGTGTTACTCTCAGGCGAGAGCCCTTCAGGGGCTCAGCACGCGCCCGTAAGGGCAGAGCGCGAGTGGTCGCCATCGTTATTGGGACAGCTCTATTTATGAGCATAGCTCCTGTATCAAGTGGCTCAATAGATGCCATTAAAGAGATTAGATACGCAAAGCTGTTAGCTGATTACCAATTAACTGAAAAGCAAGAGAAGTGCCATCATGAGATTGTCTATAGAGAATCAAGATGGAACTATAAAGCAATAGGTAACCTCAAGGGTACTAAGAAGGTATATGGGCTTTATCAGATGAAGACTGAGAGCCTAAAGAGAAGTACTGCTATCACTCAGTTTTGGATGTACTATCACTATGTAGGACGAAGGTATGGATGGACTGAGTATGAAGATCCTAACTATTGCAAGGCCTTACATCATCTCAAGACTAAAGGATGGCAATGAGTACAAAGCGCGGTGATCCTCGTGGTACTAGGGCATACAAGAAGCGCAGGTTAGAGGTACTACAGAGGGATCAATGGTCGTGCTTCTATTGTGGGCAACCAGCCACAACAGTAGATCACATCATTCCTATAGTTAAAGGTGGTGATCCTATTTCATACGATAATCTCGTGTCATGTTGTGCAAGGTGCAACTCACGCAAGGGAAGCCGATCAGAGGGCGTTTTTTTAGCACAACAGGCCACCCCCCCTGTCTTTCTGAACTCTTCTCTCCCTGAGACAGTCCGAACAGTGCCGGATTCACCATTTATTAAACCTGATACGCTTAACTTCGATGCAGAATGATGCGGAAGTAAAACAGACGCCACGAGGGGTCGGGCTAATTGGCAGCACTGAGCCTAGAATCCACACGCCTTTATTAAAAGGCCCATCTAAATCACAAGAAGTTGCAGATCTAGCCGAGAAAATAGGGTTACCACTGATCCCTTGGCAACGCTGGTGTTTAGATGATCTACTAGCTGTAGATAGTGAGCAGAATTGGCGTAAGAAGACAGCATTGGTCTTAGTTGCCCGGCAGAATGGCAAAACGCACTTGGCACGTATGTTAATCCTTAGTCATTTATTCTTATGGGGTAGTAAAAACGTATTAGGCATGTCTTCTAACCGAAATATGGCATTAGATACATTTCGGCAAGTTGCTTACACGATTGAGGATAATCCATTCTTAAAAGATCAGATAAGACAGATACGCCTGGCTAATGGGCAAGAATCTATTACATTAAAGAATGGCGCACGTTATGAGATTGCAGCAGCGACCAGAGATGCACCACGTGGTAAGACTGCCGATTTCCTATACATAGATGAGTTACGTGAATGGACACCCGAAGCGTTTACAGCTGCATTACCGGTAACTAGGGCAAGACCACAAGCTATGACCTTAATGACAAGTAATGCTGGTGATGGATTTAGTACAGTGCTTAATGATTTACGCGAAAGATGTTTATCTTATCCACCAGAGAATCTAGGTTACTACGAATGGTCAGCACCACAGCATTGTAAGATTAACGATCGTAAAGCATGGGCTATGTCAAACCCGGCACTAGGGCATTTAATAACTGAACAGACTTTAGAAGAATCTGTAAACACAAACAGCATAGAAGCTACAAGAACGGAGATGTTATGCCAGTGGGTAGATAGCGCAGTCAGTCCTTGGGTGTATGGCAGTATAGAAGCATGCAGTGACAGCACACTAGAAATCCCTGTCGGACCTATGACTATAATGGCCTTCGATATTGCACCCACACGCAGATCAGGTGCCTTAATAATGGGTCAGATGAAAGATGGCAAGATAGCCGTAGGACTTGCGCAACTATGGCATAGTGATATTGCAATAGATGAAGTTAAGATGGCAAGTGATATAAATGAGTGGGCTAAAAAATACCATCCACATATAATCTGTTTTGACAAGTACGCCACGCAGTCAATAGCAACACGATTAGAGCAAAGTGGCTGGCGCATGCAAGATGTTAGCGGCCAGGCGTTCTACCAGGCATGTTCGGACTTATCAGATGCTATGGCTAATAGCAGAATGGTTCACAGTGGTCAAGCAGATCTAGTACAACACTTAAATAACTGTGCTGCTAAGACCAGCGATGCAGGATGGCGCATAATTAGAAGAAAATCAGCCGGTGACGTTACAGCTGCAATATCTCTAGCCATGGTTGTAAGCCAGTTGACACGCCCGCAACAAACCGCGCAAATATTTGTCTAACTTGCACCATTAGTCCGATTTATGGTATATAATACCTATATGGGTCTATTGTCTGCTTTGGGTATAAATAATAAAAAAGAATCCGTTCAAGCGCAATACGCCCCTGCCGTTATGGGCGATAGCATTATTGGTTTTGGATATAACACATTCG